AGTATTTTATCTCCCTCTTTAGCGTAATTCATTAAAATCCACTCATACAAATACACAGGTTTTTGTGTTTGGTGTATTTTATCAACTTGGTTATGTTTGTGTATTGAGTATTCGCAAATTTTAGCGGGTTTTTTTAAACTCATACTTACCCAAGCATATTCACATCTTGCAAAGTTCGGCATTGCTTGTTTTTTATCCCAAATTAAAAAGTATTCGCTTTCAGGCATTGTAAAGTTATTAGCACCAAAAACTATTTGATGTTTTGAAACCCTAAAAAGTTCATCCCAATATTTTTGAGTTGGCTTTACATCATTAACCAGTTCCATTCCTTGAAATCTTTTAGCGTGTACATCTTTTTCGCTTGGTGTATCAGTTACTTTTTTAAACCTTTCAATTCCGTATGGTGGGTCAACAATAGCAAGGTCGAAGTAATTGTCTTCATACCTAGCCATCAGTTTCATATTGTCCTCGTTTGTTATTAGCATAGTACAGGGTTTTTAACTCGGTTGTTTAATAACGCTCCTTTTACTTCCTTTATTGTCTTGGGTTTTATTCTAGTCTTTAATGATGTGTTAAAGGGGTCTAGGCGTGTTTGTTTAAATTCTTGTAGTGTTTCTATATCCCACTCAGATATAACGTCTGTAATGCTTTTAATACGTTTAAGTGTATCGCTGTCTGTTGTGCGGATTATTTCTTTTTTAATTTTGGCTTTCTCTATGTCAAAAAATGGCTTTGAGAAATCTAAACCTAGTTCGTCTATAAGTTCATCGTGTTTGTCTTTATCTTCATAGCCAATTACATCAACGCTATTAACGTGGAATAATACGTTGCAGTGCTTTGTGTTTATTTCATTTCCTATGGTTTTAAACGTTGCCCCTGTATCTCTGGCTAATTTACAAAATACTTTTTTTGCATATACGTACTTTCGTTTCCTTGAGCTTTCATCTAAGTTTACTTTAAATTTATCGCTTACTGCTTGTTTTAATATATTTAATCTCATTGTTTATATTTTATTTTTTGTCCCAAATATTGGTTATAATTGGGTCATATTTATTTAGTAAATCCCACGCTTCTGTCATTGTTTTATTGTATTCCTTTTCGTATGTAGGAAGTGGCGAACCGTTTTGAAGTTCAGCTAAATCTCGCAATATCCTAAGTGCTTCTAAAGAATCTTCTTTTAAAATCATATCTTATTGTCTATGGTTTCTATTAAGTGCCTTAATTCAGAACGTTCCCACTCACCGAGTTTAACTCCGTTTACACTGAATTTATAATAGTCTTTTCTTTCTGCTTTTTTTAGTTCTATATTTATATACATATTAATTTAATTTAGTAAACTTTGCTGTTTGGTTTTTATTATGTTCTTCTTTGTTTGTGAAATAACTATCTACTAAAGCATCAATCATTATTAACTCATCAATAGAAGCCGTTTTAATCTTGTGTATTAAGCCATCTATTTTATTCAATACATTGGTACACATTTCAGGGTTATTGCCGTAAACAGTGTTAAACCCTTCTTGGTATATTCCTTCCAATAGTTTTGATGTTTTATTTACTTGTAGCTTTACGTTTTGTTTAAATCCTACGCTGCCTTTTAACTCGTCGTTTGCTTCCAATAGTAATTGGCTAATCAATACGCATTTTAAATAGTTTAAATGTCTTGGCGTGATTGGGTCTGTTGTTTCATCTTGCACTCCTCTTGCATTTTCTTGGTGTTCTAGTTCTTTTTGTTCCATTTCTTCGTAGTATTTTATTTGTTTTTTTCTATCCATTGTTGTTGTTGTTCTCTTAGGAATTCTATTTCACGTCTTAAATAATCAGCTGCTTTTTCTAAGTCTTTCAGCTCATCGTCTTTCTTTCCGCTTCTGCAAATATACTTAATTATATTTCCTCTATTGAAGTTTAGTTCATAATCTTTTATAAAGTCTATAACATCATAGCCTTTACCGTTTTCGTAATGTAAATAAGTTGCTCTCATAATTTTATTTATATAGTTAATAATTCTTTTTTTGGATACACTCCTATATATCTATCTCCTGATAACCATTTATTGAATTGATTATCTTTTGTTTCATACAACATTTTAGCTTTTTTTAAATCTAAAAAATCTTTTGCGTTTTTTTCTGTTCCTTTTGGTTTTATAAATGGAACAACAATAATATAAGGATTATTAGCGTATTTGTGATACTCAAATAAATATGACTTATTAAGTCTACCTAAATTATCTCTGTTATCTACGTTTGCAGCATATTCTCTAGCTTGATTAAAAGATACTTTTTTTCCTGTAAATTTATCATTTTTAGATATTGTTTTAATTTCTGCTTGTATATTAACAAAAATATCAGCAAATATAAAATCTTTATCTCCTAAATATAAATTTTTATGTCCGTTAAAATATTCACTAACTTTGCCATTAAAAAATAAATCTGTTTGTTTCATTGTTGTTTGTTTTAATCCTATTATTATTATGTTGTTTATATCATAAATTGATATGTCTGTTATGTATTCTATTTGTTTACTTAGTGTTTCTCCGTTTTTTATATTTTCTAACACTAAAACATCGCCTATTGAATATTTAGCATTTTTTTTCCTTATTTCAAAATTTTTAATTCCATTTTTGATATCTTGAAAATAATTATCTAAAATTAATAAATTATGTTTTTTCATTTTTAAAACATTTGTATTTGATTTTGAGCTACATCTTTCCAAATATCAGCATTAAATGTAATTATATCAGTGTTATGATTTTTAACTGGACCTATGTACTTATAAGATTTTGTAATTGCATTTCTTAATTTTAACATTCCTCCTTTATCGCTGGTTTGTTGTTTCAACATCCATTCAGTGTTTAATTGTTCTTTTTTAATTTGATTTGTTAATTTCCATTTATCAGAATTTTTTTTCATTGCTCCAAATAAAGCTGGATTTGATGTTTTTATATACATTGTTTTATTGTCTGTTTTATATAATTCAGCAAAATAATTAATGATTTTAAACCCAATTCCTAAACCTTGAAAATCAGGCAATACAACAACTCTAGATATTCTATATCCGTTTTTAATGTGTCCGTGTGGAAAAGGTAATATAGCCATAAAAGCTATTGGTTTATCATTTAATAATACAATAAAACATTTAGCTGCTTTATTAAGGTTTTCACTCAAATAATGATGTTGTTTGAATATATCCCAAGTTTCATATCTACATCGAAATATCTGAAGTTCAATTCTTGGTTTTTGCCTTCGACTTGACGCTATCTCAAGACGCCCTTTTTGTGGTGAATAAATCCAATCTGGTTGCAACCAATCCATAATATCAAAATGACAAGACGCTAATACTATTTTTTTATTTGTTCGTCTAATATATTTTTGTAATGCGTTGCTCATTGCTTTAGCCACATCTCTATCTACTACGCTCGTGTATTCGTCAATTAATATAATTTCATTTTCTTTTGCTTTACCAACCATATAAGCTAAACTAGCACGATATTGTTCTCCATTTGATAATGTGTGGAATGGTCTTAACCAAGTAGGAACGCTGCTTAATCCCATTGCCGACAATAAAAAAGTTGCATCTTTTGGTTCTAACCAATCAAAGTTAGATATTAAAGACTTATTGTAATCAAAACTATATGTATTCATTTCTTTTTTAAAGAAGTTTTTTAATATAGTTGTTTTACCTGTTCCACTACCACCATAAACAACACCAATATTCCATTCTTTAGGCAAGTGTTCTAAATTAGCTTCTATTGTTACATTGCTTTCTTCTTTGTTTTGTATATCAAATGCTTCAAAAACATATTCGGTATATTTGTCGTTTATAATATTATGTTTTAATTTTATTTTCATTGTATTGTTTTTTTAAGATATTCAAATATAATTTTTTTTTTAATTACAAACAAATAATTAACTATATTTTGTTTGCAAATCCTAATCTATTTTTAACTTTTACATCTATTACTCTTGACCCTTTATAAGTGCTGTTAATTTCTTTATAAACTATGCCGTCAAGCTGTTCAACTTTATTTTTTATTTTTTTGCCTTTTTTTATTTCTTTAATTACTTTTAAATCAGCCCAAACAATCTCTTTATATTCTACCTCATCAGATTCATACCTCATTCCGTGCGGAGCTTTAAAAGATGGTAGCACTCAGCATATTTTTGGCGTGCTTTGCTTTTGTATTTATCTTTAAATAATTGATACATCTTTTTAGTGTATTGATATTTAGTATCGCAATCAGCTAAGTATTTCTCTGCAAACTTTTTACCCTTGCCCTTAAAATAATTCACATTATCGGCAACATCACCAATTATCATTTGTTCGTAAAAGTTAAACAAAGCTTCATCTTCGCTTATATCTAAAACAACTTTATGCTTATAATGATAATTATACATCAAACAAGGAA